TCACGATGACTTACTCCTCCTTGGTCGCCGACATCCAGTCTTACCTGGAGCGGACAGATCAGGCTACTGTTGACAAGATCCCGACTTTCATCATGCTTGCCGAGCAGGTGATTGCGGCCCAAATCAAGTTTCTAGGCAACCTGACGGTGCAACAAAGCGCCATGGTGCAGGGAGCCAACATCATCGACAAACCTGCTCGGTGGCACAAAACCGTCTCAATGAACATCACGGTGGCGGGTAAGCGGTATCCCGTCCTGCTGCGTAAGTACGAATACCTGCGCGAGTATTGGCCAGATCCGGCTCAGGAACTGATCCCGAAGTTCTACTGCGACTACGACTACACCCACTGGATGGTGGCTCCCACGCCGGACGCCGCCTACAACTTCGAGGTGCTGTACTACGAGCGCATTCAGCCCTTGGACTCTTCCAACCAGACCAACTGGTTCACCATCTACGCCCCCCAGGCCCTCCTGTACGGGGCTTTGCTGCAGGCCATGCCGTTCCTGAAGAACGACGATCGGATTCCGATGTGGCAGCAGCAGTACGACGCCATCATGGCCACCCTCATCAATGAGGACAAGTTGCGCGTGGCGGATCGTCAGGCGGTGGCTGTTGACAGTTAAGGATTGACCATGAGTTACAACTCACCCTTCACCGGCACCGTCATTCAACCGACGGATGTCTCTTTCCGAGCGGTCACGCTGTCGGCCAACACCCAGTTGCAGTGGCCGATCAACGGAAACGCCACCGACGACTACGCAGCGCGGATCATGAATGTGACGGCCTCCTCGGGAGGCTTGTCTCTTTGGATGCCGCCTGCGAACCAGTCCTCGGTTGGCAACGACGCCTTGATCCGAAACGTCGGCGCAAACACTTTCACGGTAAAGGACTACGCCGGTACGAACACCATCATCACGGTGGCCGCAGGCGAGGCAAAGTACATCTACATCACCTCAAACGCTAACGAGCAGGGCACCTGGGGCAATATCGCCTTCGGCGTTGGCACTTCGGCGGCTGATGCTGCGACCCTGGCGGGTCTTGGACTTGTCGCAAGTGGGGCCACTCTAAATCAGAGTCACCCGGCTGTTTCCATGGCGGCGACCTACACCTTCGCTTCGGCGGATAGGGCTCAGACCTACATCTGGTCTGGTGGTGCTACTACCGCAACCCTTCCCAACGCATCCACTCTCGGAAACAACTGGTTCGTTCTGTTCAAGAACAACGGCACCGGCACGGTAACCATCGGAACCACGAGTTCTGAGAGCCTAGACGGTGATGTGACCAAGTCCTTCGCCCCTGGTGAGTCTGCCTTCATCATCTGCACCGGAACGGCTTTCGTCACGGTTGGTTATGGCCAGTCGGCACAGTTCTTGTTTACTGTGCTGACCAAGCCTGTGACCGGTGGCGCGTACACGTTGAGTGCTTCTGAGGCATCCAACACGATCCAGTATTACACCGGCAACTTGGTCTCCAATGTCACGGTGACCTATCCGCCGGTCTCGAACCTGTATGTGGTTTCCAACCAGACCACCCCCAATGGGTTCACCTTGACCTTGACCACCGGAGCAGTCGGAGGAGCCAATGCCGTCGTTCCTCCTGGCGGTCAGGCGACACTCATCTGTGACGGCATCAACTTCTACAACGCCAACACCACCCAGGCGGGCGCTTCAGCGGTCAGCATCCCAAATGGCACCGCAGGCAATCCTGGGTTGAACTTTGCCACCGAAACCACCACCGGAATCTATCGGCCTAACGCGGGGCGTTTTGGTGTGTCTGTGTTGGGAAGCCTGATCCTTGATGTGACAGCGACAGGCACCTCTGTCACGGGAACTGGCAACTTCTCTGGTGGAGTTTCAGGCGGAACATTCTGATGACCAAGAAGGTATTCGCGCTCGACACCAAGTCCGGCATTCAGCGGGACGGAACTCTCTTTGACAAGGAGTTCTACACCGAAGGGAAATGGGTTCGGTTTCAGCGGGGGCGTCCCCGTAAGATCGGCGGATACCGTCAGATCACGGACTCGTTGAGCGGGCCTTCTCGTGGCATCTATGTCAATCCGGCGGATGGCTTCACAAGCGTCTTCAATGGATGGTCGGATGGCCTGCAGGTGTTGCCGATCACGAACGAGGGCATCGGCGCAGGTATCACAAACTTCAACATCTCGGGCCCGATCCTCACGCTGAACACGCTTGTCGGTGGCTCTGAGTACACCAACGGAACCTTTACCAATGTCGATCTGACTGGTGGATCTGGGTTCGGCGCTAAGGCCACGATCGTGGTCACTGCGAATGCGGTTTCTGCGGTAACCCTGACAGATGGCGGCAACGGCTACCTGCCTGGGGATACGCTGTCTTGTGCGCCTTCTGCGATTGGTAAGGGCGTTCAGACTTACGGAGCCATCACTGGCGGCTCTCTGTACACGGACGGAACCTACCTTAGTGTCCCGATGACCGGAGGCACCGGCAGCGGCGCAACGGCGAACATCACGGTCTCTGGCGGGGCTGTAACGGGCGTTGTGGCGGCCAACCGCGGTGTGGGATACACCGTTGGGGATGTCCTAAGCGCAGCGCCTGCCAACATCGGCGGCCTGACTGGCATCATCAACACCTACGGCCTTTTGGTTCCTGGGTCTCTGTACACGCCTGGAACCTACACCAATGTGTCCTTCACGGGCGGTAGCGGTATCAACGCTGTGGGGACTGTAGAGGTTCTGCAGAACGGCATCGCCACGGTTGACAACATCGTCAGCGGAAGCGGGTACACCAACGGCTCGTTCCCCAATGTCGCTCTGACTGGAGGAACTGGCACCGGGGCATTGGCCACCATCACCGTCTCTGGCGGGAATGTGGTGTCTGTCGCGGCGACTTTTGGCGGAAACAACTACACCGTCAACGATGTCCTGAGTTGCTCGGTCAACAGCATTGGCAAGGGAGTGACTTCTCTTTCCGTGAGTACCGGAGGCTCTGGTTATGTTGATGGAACCTATCCCAATGTTCCGTTGACGGGCGGTAGCGGCACTGGAGTTCGGGCAACTCTCGTCGTGTCTGGCGGTACTGTCATATCCGTCTCGCTTGTGTACGGCGGTGTTGGGTATGCAAACGCACAAGTTCTGCAGGCCAATGTTTCTGATGTTGGCGGTTCTGGTTCCGGCTTGTTCATTGTTATCAATTCCGTTGCCGCCAGTGCCGGATTCCAATGCGATGTTGCAACGCTGACCACAGAAGGCGTTGGTAGGGTGACCCTGACGAACAACGGCAGTGGATATGCTGTTGGTAATGTCTTGTCCGCTCCTGCTGAGGACATCGGCGGTGTATCTGGTGTGATCGCTGCTCTTGGCGGAATTACGGGTGGCGGGTTCTACACCAACTCCTCAACAGCCTCTGGAAGCGCGTCCTCCATCTCTGGAACTGTTCTGACGGTTGGCGGGACGATCACCGGCACATTTGCCGTGGGGCAGACCATCTTCGGTTCAGGTGTTGCAGACGACACCGTCATCACCGCTCTTGGAACCGGTACCGGTGGCGCAGGCACCTACAACATCAACAGGAGCCAGTCGGTTGCGTCCACCACGATCAGCGCCATCGGAATCTACCGAGACACGCCTCTGACCGGCGGATCCGGCACCGGTGCGACGGCGAACATCATCGTCTCCAACAACTCCGTCTCTGCCGTTCAACTCGTTGCGCCTGGGGTGAACTACGCCATCGGAGACAGCCTCTCGGCAAGCCTGGGCGGATTTACAAACGGTGTTGCAACTCTCGGTGCCATCACCGGCGGATCGAACTACACGAACGGCACCTACACCGCAGTTCCTCTGACTGGGGGTACTGGTACGGGTGCTACAGCGACCGTCGTGGTTTCTGGCAACGCAGTGACAGCAGTTACTGTAACCAACCCTGGCCAGAACTACACCGTGGCTGACAGCCTGAGTTGCTCTGCCGCCCTGATCGGCAACGGCATCAACACGCTCAATGCTCCTACCGGCGGCACGAACTACGCAGATGGAACCTACACCAACATCTCCCTAACAGGAGGTACTGGATCTCGTGCCAAGGCCACGATTGTGGTGGCGCTTGGGACGGTGACATCGGTCACCATAACCGACCGAGGCATCAACTACACGGCATCCGACACCTTGAGTGCGGCTGCCTCTGACCTCGGCGGCTTCGTCAACGGCATCGACACGATCGGCGCGATCACCGGTGGTTCTAACTACACCAACGGCACATTCACAAATGTCTCGTTGACCGGTGGATCCGGAAGTGGCGCAAAGGCCACCATCGTGGTCTCTGGCAACACGGTGACCTCGGTCACGATCACCACCAAGGGCAACGGGTACACGGTTGCCAACACCATGAGCGCAGCGGCGTCCTCCATCGGTAACGGTGTGCAGACGCTTGGAACGATCACCGGCGGCTCTGGGTACACGGGCAACGAGATCAATACTCTTGGCGCGATCGTCCCAGGTTCTGGATACACCGACGGCACTTACACGGGCGTTTCCCTGACCTCCCTGACTGGTTCTGGCATTGATGCGACCGCAGACATCACGGTTGCGGGTGGCGTTGTTACGACCGTGACCATCGTGAATCGCGGTAGCGGCTATCAACCCGGCGACAGTCTGTCTGCCCTTGCGTCAAGCATT